CCTTGAACTGTGGTAGAATCATATAAATTAACAAGGAGGACTTATATGAGTTCACGTAAACACAGCCCTGAGATGACTGCCGCTTGGGCAGCAGACTGGGGTATCAAGGGCTATGAACTGCTTGATCCTAAGCATAAGATGAAAAATCGTCCTAGCTTATTTCAGGGTTTGCAGTCTAGGCCACAGAGGCTATCAAAACCAAATAGGACTAAACAACAGTCTTATAAATAATATGCAACGTTGAAGCAATTCAAACGCTGTACAGGACGCGGGGGCAGTACCCGCCGCCTCCACCATAAGCATGTTCTTTGAGGTCTTGGTCGTTACCAGCATGGCAAAAACGGCGACAGAGCATGCTTATGATGGGGGCGAACTAGGATCGACTGGCAGGTAGTAGAAGAGTGGAGTTGTCCGGCGCAAGCTCGGTTAACGCAAGATCTCGAATAAATGCAAACGATAACTTTGCACTTGAGGATTATGCTCTAGCAGCATAATTGCTCTGGGTTTCGGTGGGTTCCCTAGAAACAGAATAACCCACCACCTTATAAACTAAACACACAACACAGGAGACATGATATGTCTAAGAATCCTTTCGAAATTCGGTTAGAAACTCTCAAGATGGCTAAGGAAATGATGGATCAAGCCTATGATGCACAGATCCAGCAGATGCATATGGCAGCCGACATCCTTAGGGAAGAAGGTAAACCAGTCCAAGAATTCCTTTCTGAGTACGCTCCTAAGATGTACAATCCATCTGAGATCGTTTCAAAAGCAACTGAGCTTTACGAATACATTCAGAAGAAATCATAACAAAAATGTATGAATACCGCTGCATTATCAAACGAGTTGTTGATGGCGATACAGTTGACGTCGACATTGACTTAGGCTTTGACCTCTGGCTTAGAGATCAAAGGATTAGGCTTTATGGTATTGATACGCCAGAATCGCGTACCAGTGATAAAGTCGAAAAAGTGTTTGGTAAGTTGGCGGCCGCTTTCGTAAAAGCTTATTTAGTTGAAGGCGAAAGCGCGATTCTTCGAACAAAAAAGGATGCGGCTGGTAAATACGGCCGCATCCTCGGAGAGTTTCCAGTATCCCATGAATGGGAAGGTGTAACTATTAACACCACGGTCAACAAATTACTAGTTGACCATAATCTAGCAGTAGCATACTTTGGACAATCTAAAGAATCTATTGCAGAACAGCATCTCAAAAATAGAGAACTAGCAAATACTAATTTCAAAGTATATAAATAAGTACCGTAACAGCCACTATATTTAGCTGCTCTACTTCATTTGGGTTAGTCGCCTAATAGACTCGCGAGGGGCCAATGGTTAGCCCCTCATTTTTATGTCTTGATTATGAATTCTTGAAGATCAAAGTCAGCAATATTAGATTCTCTAATAACTGAACCATTGGCGCATAAAGCATAGAAGTTAGTATTTGCTGGAGTGCTATGAGTCAGCATAGTATCCATGTTCATGCTAAACCCACTACTATATGTAATGGTTCCACCAACTTCCCAGTTTTGTACATAGGTGTTAGCCATACGATGAGGATACTTATCTTTCTTTAGACCATCAGTTCCAATGTGTGTATTTGAAATATAAGACTCACTATCTGCTACTCTAGTATTTTCTAGTCCATATACAACTGCTTCTTTGAGACCTTCGACAATAGCATCATATGGATACTCACCACCGCCACAGAGCTCAACAATCTTTTCTTCCATGTCTACTGAATAGAAGTTTTCAATATTCTCAAGTGGATCAACAACAACATCTCTAGCTGTATGTCTAATTTGCGTGAAACGCATATCTATTTCAGCGTATCTCATCCACTCATGCCAGCCATTAGCGTCTCCTTGATATTTAAGGAGAGGACATTTTAGTCCAATGATAAGAGTATTACCATCTAGCATTTCATCTGGAATAGAAAGTCTAGAACCTAGACCACCCTTTGGTAGTCTTCTTCCAAAGTGGAATGGTTGGAAGTTAACTCTATTTTTAAGTCTCTTGAAAATACCTGCAATAATATCAGTATTCACAAAGCCATCTGGTACAGTTGCTTTATGTTCATCAGCCCACCAACTTAAAAATGTAGCATAGTTAGTATTTGAAACTGTTGAAACATTAAAGATACTTGGGTGATGATATACAGTAAGCTTATTTAATCTAGAACCAGTACCACCAGTAGCAATAGGATCTAAAGTCCTATAATCATCTAAAGCTTTTATAAAAGAAGCCAGTGCGGCAAACTGATCAAGGCTTGGCCGGCTCATAAAAACAGCAATATTCTTGTTTTTTGCAGCTAGTGCTCTTGCTCTAATGTTCATAATATTAGCAATTGATCTAGCAGTATGTGGAGATTCAGCTCCTAATGGCTTAAGCGTCCGCACCTGAAAGTCAAAATATTCAGAGCCATTTCTATCGATAGCAGAATGCATACGATATTCATCTGCCTTTGTCTTAAGATTAGCAATTTCAGCAGCAATTCCTGCAGTATTAGATGAGATAGCTGCTGCTGTTTCTTCTAACTTATCTAAAAATTCGTTTGTGTAAAAAATAATTGATGACGACATTTTGCCCTCCGTTAATCAGACCTACACATAATGTATCTGATCTATTTATAAAAATATAAGAAATCGTAGAAGGGTTTCATACGTGTATATACTTCATTGAAGTATGGAGGTACTTCATCAGAACCATATGGAACGCGTTTAATGTCTATAAGTTTCTCAACATATTCTTGTTCAACCCAAGGTCTAATTTTTCCAGACTCATTTATGAACGATATTGATCCACTTAGTTTTCTACTCTCTTCTGAAAGAGACGCGGTCTTAACTTTATTATCTCTATAATCTTCATCTCCAGCAATTGTAAAAATATAGTCTTTAGCCGGCTGCTTATAGGTCTTCCAATTACCACCAACTTTAACTTTCTCTTCATGATGAGAAATAGACCATTGGTGTAATTCAGGAGCATTATAGAATGGATACCAATTTTTGATCTTAAACTCATCTCCTACTGGAACTTTACCAATCACTCTATACACGCATAGATTCCACTTAAGTGTATAGTTAAGCCACCAATAAAAATCAAAGACACTCTTTACTTCAAATGGACAATATGATAATTGCTCATCAATATAATTGAACATTAAGTCTTTATAGACTTTACCGACATTATTTACAGGAGATGATCTATGTAAGTTTGCATCTGGACCTAATAGGTGATCCCAATTCAAAATTGATTGATATGGTTGAATCATACTTTCTGGATTACTAGCTAGAATCATACTACCAAAAATTTGATCTCCACATTCTCCACTTGTTACAAGACTATCATTTAAAGCATTAGGTATATGCTTAGTAAATAAATCATGTTCACTGCACAAAATATTATCTTTGACTTGTGTTACAAACTTTTCATGAAACTCTGAATATTCTAAAACACTGGTGTCAGTATAGATTACTCTAAGGCGATCTTTCCAATTATCACAAGTTTCAATAAGAGCACAAAGAGCTGTAGTTGAATCAATTCCACCAGACCAAGAGACAGTAATCTTCTCATTGTCCTTCCACATATTTTCAGCAACACTTCTTACTGTGTCTGCAAAGTTAGGAGTGTTTGGCTTATATTCAGGTACTGGAATATAATTGAATTCGATGTTCTTAAACTTATTGTGTCTTACTCTATTAACCGGAGATAAACATAAAAGAAATGCACCAATGAAAACCTGTGGCATATAGATTTCTAGTTCATCCTCTTCAATAAAATTAAATAAGGAATCAGTAGACTTAATATGCGACATTGGATAAAACTCTATCCTTTCATCGAAAAAAGGATCTTTATACAAATGAATTCTCCATCTGCCTATATGGCGTTAAATCAAAACTTGGTGGAAGCATTTCATAATTCGAATCCATACCACCAATCATAGAATGAGTACTTCTAATTAGGTTGATCATACTAGACATTTTTACTTTGTTATCAAAATAGTCTTGATTCTTATCAAACTCAAATATATACTTCTTAGCTTCTATTTTATATGAGGTCCACGTATCTACTCTTTTAAGATTTGGATTTAGCATAGACCATCTTTGAAATGCATTAGTCATAAAGAACTGTTTGAAGTTAGTATTGATCCAATCCTTTGTAATATATTCACGCCCAATTTGATCTGCCATAATAAGAGTTCTAAAAAATACAAATTGCCACTTATAGCAAAAATTGTACCACCACCAAAAGTCTTTGAATGTTTTAATCTCACATAGTTGAGTATGTTTGATTTGGTCATCCAATATGAAAAACCATTTATCAGCTTCTGCATCAGTCATATTAACTGATCTAAGAAAGCTAACAATATTGGTTTTTGAGTATGGTTCAGTCATAACACCAAGACCAATGTTCACATTTATTTTTTTGTAGATATCAGTTCCAAATAGTTGATCAGCACCTTCACCCGCTACTAATATCATATCATTTTTAATTTTAGATAAAGCAATGTTAGAAGGAATAGTTTTAATCTTACCACGAATATGTTTATAATAAAAGTTCGGGTTTTCTCTAATTGAATGGACTGACATTCCTACTATAATATTATCAAGACTTTTAGTCTTAATAAGAGCAGTAAGAAGAGTAGTGCTATCAATTCCGCCACTCCACATAACCAATAATGGTTTACCGATATCATTACTATATTTTATAAGTTCATGAGCTCTATCATCGCATAAATCTGAAAATGAAAGAGCATTAGTCTCACTTGGTAATGCGGGTATTGGAATAAACCGTTTGAACTTATATGGTGTATTAACATATCCTGTTCTATCACAAATGTTTTGGCAAGTTAATCTACCAACTAATTTGTTAATACTCAAATAAGCTGCAACATCAAATGATGGTGGATTATGCAGGTCATCAGTATAAATTTTAGAATCAGACGTTATAAGAAAGAGCTCACTCATTGAAAGTTACTCCACCTAGTGGAAGAATTAGTTCCTCCACCATTAAATAACATCAACCTTAGATATACTCTCAAATCTATCCAGTCTTGTTCTTTTTCACAATCTAAAGATTTCTCTACAATTTGATTCCAAATACCAAGTGTTTTCATTTTTATTTTATTGTCAAAATCTATATCCCTTGCTAATTCATCATATGCTGTTTTAATATCGCATGATTGATATGACGCATAGATCTTAAAGTTTTCAGAATATTGATTATTATCTGGGTCACATGCATTTAATTCTCGAACTACAACATCTGGAAATCTATTGATCATGCTTAAAGTAGTTGAAGTCCAAATTTCAGATCCCATAGTTAATGTTTGAAACAAATGCTCGTATTGAGAGACTTCTTCAAAGACTTTAGTTCTAAAGTTTTGCCAATCATAGTTAAATAAATCTGGAGGCATAGGAACTATAGGATGTCCTTTTGGCTCTTTATCTTTCCATATCCAGCCTTGAGTCATATTATTTAGAGACAACTCAGTTCCTTGTCCAAAAATAGATCCACGAAAATATGGCATTGTAGTTCTAAGTGACAAGTATGAATATCTTAAAAGTACAGCATGAGCTGCTTCAGGTAACATTGTTGTTCTGATAATTCCATCATTGCGATCATCTTTAATTAGAAAGATTGGTTCGCCTGGTGCGTCTGGTACTCCAGAGCCTGAGATAGATTTCCTCATTTGATTGTATAAGTCCTATTAAGCATTGTATGATTTTGATCAGTTGGACCCCAGTCTCCATCTGGATGATATGCAATAACCGTCATCTCAGAATTCGATGTAGTAAATCTATGGAGTTCACGTTCTTCAATACAAAAAATCATTCCCTCTTCAAGATTATAGATATTATCTGTAGTCCAACAAATTCCGGATCCTTTTGCAATATATCCAAGTCTAACACTTGGATGAATGTGAAGAGTTTGATTGATATTTTCTGGAAAATGTAGAAGATTTAAGCTTGGATCTCCAGCTCTACTTGGATAGATTAAAAGACTATCGCTGCATCCATCAATATAACATAGTCGTCCTGATGATTCAATTGGACCACCTAGATTATTTTGATGCATATGACCAAGCCTAGTAAAGAAGATTGCTTTGCCATAATCAGAAACATAAATTGATTCTTCTTCAACAGATGAGTAAGAGAAATACTCGCCTTCTTTTACCATCCAAAGATTTGGTAGCTCAATTTCTCCTTTTGCACAATAGCCATACACCGTACTATAAGGGATTGTTGTTTTAATTCCATCGCTAATGCTTTCAACTTTGGATGGGTACATAGTATTGAATCGATCAAACTCGCCTATTCCATTAAACGTAAGCATTATGTTTTACTCCGGTTACTCAAGAATTCTGCAACATGCTTTTCTTGATGGGGTTTCATACCCTCATAATCTATATATGGTTCTAAATCAAACTCTATAATATTGTCTGGTGAAATGACCTGTCCATCTTTTGTCAACCCTAATACTCTTTCTTCTCTTTGAAGAGTAAGTCGTTCATCTGGATGAGCGCTTTGACTATCAAATTGACCAAGGACAAATGAGTTAATCTTTTCTTTAGTGTAAGCCCAATTATCTCCAGTCATTTCATGTATATAATGTCTCAATGGCATTTTTGATTTAGTATATAGTTCATAGTTATTTACTGGTAGATAGTAATCTAAGTCAAGATTAAAAGATTTAGAGATAAAGTACTTTTGAATCTTTTCGCCAAGTCCGTAAAAAGGCTGGATATGATGAAGAGGTATTGTATTTCCTTTTGTTGTTCCTAATAACTTAAGAGTACTATAATGTTGTCTATATCTTACAAACTGAAAATGAATCTTCCTGAATAGTAGTCGATTTTCTTCCTTGTATAGCCAACCATCTTCTTTAACCATATCCCACCACCAAGGAGCTGGTTTTTGCCAAGGCGGTCCATTCAATCCAACACTTCCCATCAAACCATCTGCTTCATTACAAGCAATGGTTATATCTTTGTCATATTGAATATCATCAGTAAGAGTTCTAGTTCTATTTACTGTATGCTCAATTCTATTCTCAATGATATTGCGATACGCGTTTGGATTCTCTTCAATTGATGATTCAGTAAGAGTGATCTTAAGTTGCTCTGGATCACAAACTTTATTCAAAGCTATTAAAGCTCCAGATGAGTCTAATCCACCAGACCACAATAGTACTAGTTTCTGCTGAGTCTCATCACTTAGTGTTTTAAGCTGAAGTGCTCTGTCGTGCATAGACTCGGCAAAGGTGTATGTAATCTCCCAGTCCTTAAGCTCTGGTGTTTGTAGATGATTATAGATTCTAAGTCCAGTTGTAACTTCACCATAAGCATCACAGAAGCCATGAGGATACTTATTAGATCCTGGCTTCATATTCTCTTCAAAATATTCTAGTTGATGCTTGAAGATCATAGGAAGAAAGCCATACCTTTTCGGATATGGCTCTACTTTCCGTTCTTCTTCTAATTGTGATTTAAGTAAATTGAAAGCCTTAAACCATAATTTAGTTGTCACCCTTGGAAGTAGGTATTTCATCTTTCCACTTCTTCTGTTTTTCCATTCTCATATTTTCTTGATTCTTCCATTTACGATTATCTGTATTTGTATCTTTGTCTAAGAATCTATACATATAACCTTCAGGTGGATTAACCAGCAATTCCCAATATATACTATCTTGGTCTACAACATAAATGAAGTAAGTTCCATGACCATGTGTTGGTGCTGTAATTTTTTGAATCTTATATTCTTTTAGAATCTCTGGTTGAGACAATATATCATAGGCCTTTTGAATATCTTCTTCATTAGCCATATCAATACCAAAATGATGGTTCACTTTATCAGCATTTAGATCCTGTGGTTCATCATAATTCTCAATTGCGCTAAAACAAAAGTTTCCACCCATTCTAAACGAAGCTGAATTATCGCTTGTTTGAACATGTTCAAAACCAAAAAGCTCGGTAAGAAATTTAATTGTATGCTGGAGATCTGAACATGGGATTGTCCCATGAGAGAGAAAAACGCAATTGGGTACTACTGTTGTCATACACTAATGTCCTAACTGAAATTGATTATTTTCATCCAAGTAAATATATCTGTTTTGATATACTCCGTATCGAATTTCCGGTTGAGCCAACTGCATTGAAGCATATTTTTGAAGTTCATAAACATCTTCGTTTCCTTGAAACTTAAATATATAATCTTTCATTGGAAGCTTATAGTTTTCCCATTTATATTCTGGGCATTTAACTGTAGCATCATTATTCATAGACCATGCTTCAAACAATGGACATAAAAAGTAATGATGCATATCTGGCTGGATCTTACCAGAAAATAGTTCCATTCTATACTGAACTACCTGCCACTTAAAGACAAAGGTAACCCACCACATAGCATCATAATTAGTTTTAAGCGTGCCAGGATAATAATCTAAAACATGTTTGACTGGATTCTTATAATAATCTGGCCACTTATATAAAGGCTCTGGGTTTGACATAAACTCAGTAAAGGATTCATCTACACCTTCACTAATATTATGAAATGACTTATTCATGCCTACTAAGATTTTTCTGAATGAGATGGTACCCATCATTTGAGCACCGCATTCGCCAGTGACAATCACATAGTCTGGTCCATCAAAATGAAGCCATCTTAGCGGATGCTTTACTTGTTCCATTTCTATGGAAGAATTATTTAACAAGATATCCTTATAGAAATTAGGATTCTCCATCATTGAAGATTCAGTATAGATAACTTTAAACTTCAAACCGGCTTTCATTAGAGCAACAGCAATTGAAGTGGAATCCCAGCCACCAGACCATAAAAGAGCAAGAGGCTTACCCGCTTCTTTTTGAGCTAACTCAATTTGTTTAGCTCTTTCATCCATACAAAAATCAAAGTCGCCAGGATTAGCTGGCATACTAGTTGGCAATGGATCTCTTACGTGATACTGGAATCCAAGCTTTGCCTGTTTAGATCTATCTAAAAATCTGCCAGTAAAGTAATCTATGAGTGGATGATAATCGTCGCGATAGATTGAGCTTGGTGGAATTACATACTTTAGTGCCATTATCTATTGTACTTATCTCTATATAATTGTCTAGTGTTTTTCAATGCTTCAATATATTTATCTTTCTTTCGAACAAACACTTGTGGTTTACCTGTTTCTTCTACTGCAATAATGACTACCACTTTATCAATCTTTTGATTATACATCTCTTCAAACATGAGAGAATAGGCAGTTGTCTGTTGAAAATAACTTTGAATCCATTGCTCTTTCTTTTCTTTTGAGCTTGTCTTGAAATCAATAATTGCAGGAGTGCCAAGGAACTTAGCAACTAAATCGCATCTTCCTGCTGTTTGTAACTCATCAGAATAGAGAGTAGTTTCTTGTGCAAACACATCTGTAACATAAGCATCTAAGACTGACTTAAGCTGTCCAAACATTTCAGTATCAAGAGGTGTAATATCCGTTGACTCATATCTATCATTGTTAATATATGCTTCGCACATATTATGAATCTTTGTTCCACGAGTAGCAGCCTTACGACCAATCTTGGCTGCCTCTTCTTCTCCAACTCTTTCCTTCCATTTGCGAATTGAATCTTCGCTTAGAATAGAAAGTACTGAAGTGATAGATGGATATTGATAACCATCCGGCGTTTCATAAAGTCTTGGACCTCCATCAACACCTTCAATCACGTTAAGCTTAATTGAGTCATAGCCTTGTAAATGCATGAACATTATTTTTTTCCATATTCTAAAATGAACTCTTTTTTGACAAAAGTCCTAAGTTTTTTCTGAACCATTTGAGTCTTTTCTGGCATATACAACAATGCCATTGGTTCGCCCTTTTTGAAGTGATACACCGAATCTTTTTTCTCAATAAAGATTAGCACACTAAAGCCTAAACCTCTATTGACATCATGGAGTTTAACCACACCAGGTACTACCTTATATGGTTGTTCTTTCCAGTAAATTGGATCCATGAAAACAAGAGTGTTACCTTTACCAGCCATGAGGTAAGGTAATTCAAACTTGAATACTAAGTATTTATCAGTAACTGGACTGACCATCTGCTCTGAATTGTGATTCATAATTTTTAGAATTTCATCAGAGCTTGGAATCTTCCAAGTGAAACCTCCATCCTCTTTGGTCTCTAAGAGAAGGTCACAAGGAAACTTGATAATAAAACTGTTTGCAAATAAATCTCTAAAGCCTGGGCATGCTTTAATTGTTGTGAATGCTTCAGCTTGTAACTTATTTGGTTGACTTAGTTTAGACCAATAATCTTTTACAGACTTAGCTCCTTGTAGGAAGAAACCCATGTCCTTATACCAAGGTGGATTATTATTCCTACAAGGAGTGCAAATATCTCTAGCAAAGTCTAAATCGAAATCCCCGCGGGGAGCATAATAAAATTTCATGTTACATTAGTCCGTGATTGGCTCTTTCAATTATATATTGTTTGACCATTGGGCTTCTTACGATATCGTTAGCATAGAACTCTATTGAATCAAAGAAGTCCATATTGTTTATGATCTTGATGAAATTAAGAATTCCATCTCTTTCGTCTTTCCACTTAAAGTCGCTTTGTCTAAAGTCTCCAGAGAAAATGAGCTGAACATTTTCTCCCATCCTAGTAATGACTGAATCCAATTCATGGAATGTCATGTTTTGGCATTCATCAACTATGACAATTGCATTGTTAATTGTTATGCCCCTGATAAAAGAAGTAGAGGTAAACTCTATCAGATCTCTTGACTTCAAGATCTGGTAAGCGTCTCCTCTACCAAAAAGCTCTGAACATATAGCGCTATATGGAGCTTCATAAACCTTTTGTTTTTCTGCTTGATTTCCGGGGAGGAATCCCATGTCCCTAGTTGGTACTACCGATCTAAGAATGACTAGCTTTTCTTTATCGGTTTGTTTGGAGAGAATATCATTAAGAGCAAGATAAGTGGATACGAAGGTTTTGCCAGTACCTGCCATTCCATGAAGCAGCATGTTTTGACCAGAATAATAGGAGTCAAAAACTAGTTGTTGAGTATTAGTTCTTGGTTCTATATCTTTAATCTTGAGCGATAGATTTGGTTTCTGCTTCTTTTTTCCTTTAACTCTGTCTTTGAAAATATTGTGAGGTAGGTTATAATCTAAGTGTTCTTCTTCAAAAAATTGTTCGGCGCTATAACCTCTCGACATGGAGCTTTCCTTACTTGTTTGGATCGGCCGCTCGCTTCTTCCTCCATTTCTCTACAGCTTGTCTAGTCTTGACGGTGCGCACGTCTTTTCCTCCACGCTCTTCTGCAAGAGCAGAGTTAGGATTTGCAGCGGCAATACGATCTAGGTGAGTGTTCCAACCAGAAGAGTTTTTGAATTGCATCTTCTCGCCGGTAACAATGTTGACTTGAGTGATGATGGATTTAATATGCGGGTGTTCTTCAAGAAAACTGACTTTTTCGGAGTAGGACATTAGGTCATCCCACACCTCGCCAGTTTTTGTATTCTCAAATGTATATGTTGGCATGATTGCTTCCATCAAATTTATTTATATAGAGTACCATTCTGGAGCTTCCCTTCGAGTCCATACTGCAAAGTCTTTTTTTGCAACATGATAGTAATTCCTATAAGAAGTAATAGGATCCTCTTTGATTATACATTCTGGATATTTAGACATTGCAATTGCAAAATCAGTACGTGGACCGTTTGGCATATTCTTTGGTGGTGTTGCTAAAGTATTTCCAATCTTTGGAAACTTTTCACCATTAACAAATGATCCATGTTCCTTTCCATAACGATATGTATATTCTTCAGCTAGAGCCACATAATGTAGATAATGCCAAACATAATTACCTGAAGATTCCATAGACCATACTGTACATGGATGATGCATATGCACTGCACCCATGAGTAATGATTCTCTATGGTCATTCAGTTTCCATGCTTTGATTAGACGCTTACCTGACTTTGATGGCTTCTTATATTCAATACCATCAAGTAACCTATGAACAGTTGACAGCATTTGTGCTGATTCAGTAACCATCTTCACAATGTGTTTGTCACATAGAGATTGCGCTGCAATCTTTGGATCATTATCTACTACAAATATATTCATCGATAGTGTTCACCACCTAGCCATCCCACAATACTAAACCTATCACCAGCTGTTACTGGATAAACTTTATGCAGAATATAAGATGGGAAGAATACAATAGTACCACGTTTTAGATTAAGCCTAGTTTCATTTTCACTAGTCAAAAACGCTAACTCTCCACCTTTATCTGCATTCTGTAAAATCAAAGAGAATGATAGCTTCCTAAGGGAAGGTTTCATCTGGCCAATATCCAAATGCCAGCCATAGTGACCACCATTAGGACCGTAATGAGAAAACTGTAAAGGCTCTTGGAATCCACCAATGTCCATACGCCAACGATATGTGTTTGCCTCTTGAGCATAGTGGCCAATAAGATCATACATCCAGAAATTATCTGGATTAGGATATATCCAACTTACGTCAGACTTCCTCATTGATTCATTGACTTCAGCTTCATCTTGTTTACCGACAACAGCAGTTCTACGTTCAATATCTTTATATAGTTCTAGAACTTTATCGCACTCTTCATCGGTAAAGGCATCATCATACCATGTAATAGCAGACCATTGTTCTAGGTATGGAGCTCCTACTCCATATCTTGCTTTAATTTCAGTTGTTGTTATGTGAGGCATTACTATCTAACCACTTCTCAAAATCTTCATAGAAACATCCACGAATATTTGGTTGATTAACAACCTTATACTGATAGCCTGACTTAAATACAAAATAAAAGTTTACATCAGGATTCTTTCGTGCAATGTATTCTAAGTACTTTACTCTTCGAATACTATCAGCATAAGATGTAGCTGTCTCAGGTCCATAATTATTAGTACCCTTGAACATATTATCCAAGCCTTCGGTTCCAACCATTAAGAAATCAAAACCAAGACACCATAGATCGGTGCAACCCATCTTAATTGCTTCAAGCATAGCATTAACTCCAGCATTTGATCTAGGCCGTGCTGGATTACAGTCTGCTGGTTCCCACCTTTCGTCTTCAGGCGGAAACAAGCATCGGATAGCTGGAAACTCAGAGCCTTCAATCTCTGTAATAATACCATCATCAATAGCTACTAGATAATCAGGCCAAGTTCTACGATCACGATGAACAGCATTACATCCAATAGTTATACCATGTGCGTTGGTAATCTTGGTTAGATCAAAATCTTTCCTAGACGTTCCATTGCCAATGATAAAAGCCTTACTCATGCTGGATCCCAATCCTTTGCAAGGTTAGGAAAGGCTTCTGCAACTAAAGGCTTAGTGATACCCTTATACGGCATCTTCCCATCCTTAATTGAAATGATAAGCTTAGCATCATCCGGATCTAGACCTTCAAGGAATTGAGAAAACAATTGCTCTCTTTTCATTTGTCTAAGATCCTTGTATTCTACCGACTCAACAAAGATCCACATCCTACGATACTCAGAATAGAGTACGCCCTGTAGGTCTTCACCTGTATCAGCTGCCTTGTACGGAGGAGCTCCTTCAGGCAATAGCCATTTGATCTTTGGGTCAAAACAAAATCCAAGTACTGCCTTTAGAGCGGCTGAGCTATTCTCTTGGAGATGCTTGAGTCTTCCATATCGCTTATCAATCTTAGACGCTTCCTCTAAGATTTCTGAAATCGATTTCTGCATTTAGAACTCCTGTATTGAATCCATTAAATTACGTAACTTCTTTGCAATGAAATAATTAAACAGTTTGCTTCTGTCATTCACATCATAGTTTTCATATTCATCTAGAATATTTTGTTGTAGTTCCTTTGGAATAAAATCCAAGTCAACAAGCTGTTGATTGCGCTTGTAGTTCCTAAGCATACGTTCATCGCAAAACTCAGATGGATTCATACCATTCCAATTATCGATCTTTTTTGATGAGATCGGTTTTTGTCTTTTACTGGCAACAAAGGTATCATCATCAGATAAGAAGTTAGGTACACCATCTCCACGATCACCTTTGATAATATGCTCATGGATATATCTAGCAGGATTACTGCACCTTACGAACTTCTTTTGAATTGGACTATATTGATCTACATTTGCATACTTCTGTAGTTGTACGAAGTCTTTATCAGATGAGAGTACCAGAATTGGTTCTGGGTTATTACCATTGATACCTAGATGTCCATACTGATGACATAAGGTACCAATCACATCATCAGCTTCAGCACCATGTACCTGGATAACCTTATAAGGAAATATGTCTTTGATTTCATCCTTAATAGATTTAAGGACTTCAAAGATCATATGCCAATCTAGATCAGAAGCTTCTCTGTCTTTTCTACGACCAGCTTTATAGTAAGGAAATACATCCCTGCGCCAATAATGACGATCGTCACAACAGATAACTAGTTCTCCATACTTATCAGAAAACTTAGTCCTGTAGAAACGGATTGTATTAAGAACTTGATGGCGAATAAGATCTTCATTAAGATCGCCATCGAAATAACGGCTATTGATAGTAACCATAAGGTTGCTAATCATAACCTGATTAAGATCAACTAGTATCATTTTTCTTCACTCTATTCCACAATAGATATTATTCTATCATAGAATCAAATCATTGTAAACAGCTAACCTGTAGGATCAGGGTTATCTTCTTCTTCGAATAGATCACTAATGTCTTCATGGAACTGGTTGATAATGTCTTGGATATGATGAGAGAAAGGATGTTCCTCTTCAATAGTCCAATATAGACATGACCTTAGAGATTCCAGAACATAAGAATATCTAGCTATGAATGGTTGAGTCTTGGCAGGGAAGCCATGAAATAAGATCTTTGCATATACCTCATTGCCAATATCCTCAACGATCTTGTCTACAAACGCACGCCTACGATCAGCCATATCCTTCATCATGTCTTCCGGAGGACGGGGCGGAACTGCTCCCGCCCGATCCAAAGGAAACTCGATGACGTTGTTAGCTGCAGTTGCCGTCATGATTCGATCCGTAGTAGTATCATATTCTTATTTATCCGATCTTTCGGCCTACTTCCACGAGTGGTTAGTTCATCCATGAACTTAGGAAGTTGACGCTTACCAGCTTTGAGAAGCTCTTGTAGAGTCTCATCTGGTTTACGTAGTTTCTTTTTGGTGGATGCACCTTCACTCCATTCAGTGATGGTAGTTCCTTTAATGACGAGACCAGGACCTGGTGTGATTGCTCGATACACAGCCAATTCTCTATTAGAAGTATCAAATACCCATAGTGCCTGTGCACCGATGATATCAGCTGGGTTGATGGATGCCAACTTATATTCATCGGACTTATCTAGGTACTTAAGGCTTTTGATCTGCTTCTCGATTGAAGGTGGCTTCTTAACCCGAGCCTTGCGAACCTTCTTAGTATTATCAGCATAGCGCTTAAGATCAGACACTAGAGTCTCTAGCCACTTAAGGTAATCCTTTTGCTGTTTCTTAGTAAGATTGCTATAACCCTCATTGAGTTGTTCATCCTTACCTTCATTCAGTTCACGGATCTCTTCAAGCACTGGTGTATACCATTGAATGATAGGACCAACATTACCTGGCTTAACAGAATTCTTGGTTAGCCAATCATAGCAACTGAATTCCATTTTGTAGTTTGAAAGGTAGTACTCGTCAAGCACTCCTTCAAGTTCAGAAATGTGATCATCAATAATAGCCTTAGTACGATCCTGAATGGTCACGACTGGCTTACGAGATTCAACAACCTGTTCCTTACTTTTTTCTTTAAGAGCCGCAGCACCTTCTGCTTTGATCTCCTTTAGACGATTGTCGAACCATTCCTGACTAGATTCCCTGAGGGTAAACCCATTAGTCTTAAGACGACATAGACCAGCAAAGGTAATACCAATCCTCCATTCAGGGAGTGCCTTCAAAAGCTTGAGGGTTGCCTTATCCTTAGCAAAGAATGGATAGACAAACTTAGTCACGCCCTCCTTAGAATTGTACATGTAGTTGTACCAATTCCCAGCTCTCTTCATTTCGAGAATATCCTTTTCAGGATCTCCCGTGGGCATTGGTTCAGTTCCTAGATACTTTTCATCATAGCTTCTAGATCCAGCTCTAGCCTTTTTTGGCTTAACAATTCTTTTTCCTCTAAGCGCAGTCAGTGCCATTCTCAATCTCCTTCATAATATACTCTTTGAGAGTCATTTGACTTGGAAAGCAACCAATTCCCCAAGCATCAGCTGGAAGAATATGTATAACTCCATCAGGCGCGCACAGAACGTGACTGATTTTATCGATGCTCTTCACATTTTCAATAAAGGTTGCATAGTATCTATACAATCCTCGATCAGTTAGAACCGAGAATGCATAGTACGATGGACTTGGTTCAGCTTGTTTATTTTGATAGTACGGCATTTACCATCTCCTTGAGACCTTCTAGAGTATGTTCATTGGCTTGATAGCGAATACCTACACCACCAGCTTTAATCCAACGATCGATATTCTGATGACGATCATCAATTAGAATGTTTGGAGTACCATCTGCTTTGACCGCATATTTTTCTTTGCGACCCGTGAAGATTGCCTCCTTAGGTTTGTAACCATGTTTAGACAGCCACTCCTGTTTCCAGAAAGAACTGTTATCATAGTCACCACGAAGAGGAGAAGAGAGGATGCACCATTTGCCATCCGTAACTTCATCCACAAATTCAATGAGTTCATCAGACGTTTTGAACTTTGGAAGCCGACCAAAGAAGTCAGTTCCCTGAAGTTGTCTGATAGACTCTTCTTTATCTGGAATATCCTTCCAGTGATCAACACCATGATGGCTTGCCAACTCCTTGAAGAAGTCGGCAATGACACCATCCATGTCTACATAAATCGTCATTGCCATACAATCTCCTCAAATCCAAAGCTAGCTACTACATGGAGTTTGCCATCCATGTCTTCAACAACATCGCCAACACTGACTGAATGCATTGGAGCTAAACGCTCAATGTTCTCTTCAGGGCCAATGTTACCAACCTCAAAGACTCCTTCGAGGCTATTAGCAGTGATGTTACTAACATGCTCAAAGTAACCTTTTGAGAAGCCGATCTTGACAAGCATGGGATCAATCTTACCAGAAGGCATCGTAAGCTTTAGGCGAAGCTTGTTCTTAGGCAGAGCATCATGACCTTTGGCATTAACGATATCAACTTCCTCGTTGGTGAGGTTGATCTGATAGAGCTTGAAGCTTTTCATTTCGTTTCCTTTACATTTCTTTATCATAGTTAGATTCTACCATAAAGCACAGCAAATGTAAACAAAAAAATCACCTCAAAGTGATTTTTTTTTTATTGAACGAAATCAATGGCTTAGGAGATGTTATTGATTTTTCTGATTAAGAAGATGCTCTAAAAGGCCTTCCCATTCACTAGCTCTACGATCCCATGAGTACATATTATCAGCCCAGATCTTCTGGAACTGTAATTTTTGCTGTAGCATTTCAGTCTGTAGATTTTGAATGACGACCTGCATAACATGAGCAAAGGTATTGGCATGCCTATTTGGATCTTCATCATACTGATAGGACATACCAAAGCCGCCTAGAGTCTCATAGAGAGCTGCATTGTTATTGGTTACTATAGCGCATCCAGCACTCATAGCTTCCATAGCGGCAATACAACCAGTCTCAGGCCAAATGTTTGGATAAGCAAAGATATGAGCCTTCTTAAGAGCTTCACGTACTACATCATTTGGTTGACTACCATGATAAGTCATGTTTGGATGGTTACGGATTCTCTCAAAGAGTTGCTCATATGGCTGATCCGATTGCTTACGATTGTAGATAGCAAATGATGAATATACATCCAAATGAAGTTTAGGCATATTTGGCTGCTTAATCAACCACTCAAAAACAGGGACTAGAAGTTCTAATCCACGATGAGGTGTGGTATGATAAACACATCTGATCACGCTCATGTCTTTTTGATGTGGTTCAATAGGGTCAATTGCATTCAGCATCACCGCACACTCGCTAGGCTTTATACCATGAGCAAGCATATAGGTATTCATTTGATGATTTGACACAAAGACCAGCTTGGCAAATCTCTGTCTAGAATTCTCATCTTTTAGATGTTGCGACTCTGGATCATCCCATGTATCATGAAGCCAAAGAATGTTTGGTTTATTTGGATCAAGGTCTCGAACTCTAGAACAGATAAAATTGAAAGCTCCGGTCAGGTTAGGATTAACCCGTTCCATGAGCTTTTCATACATCATCTCCGTGCCACCCTTAGCTCCGGAGATGATTCCATTATCAGTTACTGTACCATATTCAGTGCCACCCATCTGAAATGTTGGTGGCAAAGACTTTTTCATAGTAGCTTTTGAGTCAAGTACTTTGAGGCTAGTCATTGCAGCGGTCCCGCATACTCTAGAGGTTCAGGAGTAAATGGAACCTTGAATGAGATCATATTATTCCAAATGAATGAGCGCCATCCATTGTTTTCTGTATCCCACACGGCAAGTACATTATCATTCTTTTTACGTTCAGAAGTAGTAGCCTCTTTACCATCTTCTACTGCTGGAAAGAAGAATGGATCAAGAGTACCTTGTAGTACTCGAGTAGATCCATCCTTCTTCTTAAACTGAATTTCACAGACGTAGTAGCGCAAATAGTCTACTGCTTCATCAATATCAATCACATTACCATTGGACACTATAATTCACCCTTACATTTATGCTATCACCAACTCGATATGGACGTGTAGTCTGAAAAGAGCCAGTGACTCCATCAACTGCTTCCCATCGAATAACATTACCCATGAACTGATTTTCTTCAGTGAAGTTATATCGAGTTACACAGGTTCGAACTGGAACCTGAGAGGTAGTCCCATAAGAGTGACCACTATGTCGGGCTCCAATTTGACTACCAAGTAGTACACCAACACCAGTAGTTACAGCCTTACCATTGCCTTTACCAAACTGGTTACCAATAACGCCACCAATGATACCACCAATAAGTGCATCGCCTGGGTCATAGTTGTTATGCGTAGTGGTCTGGTTCTGATAGGTAATACTGCAATCCTGATACGGATGCTGTACAGTAATAGTCTTATACTGAGGCGTAACCTCAGTAACTGTTGCAGCAATCGTCTTTGAACTAGCTAAAGCTGTAGTAGATACTAGGGTAGCTACTAAAGTTGCTGTGATTAGAATCTTCATGCTGCTTCTCCTTCATTGCTTTTGAACATCATCTTCTGACCAGGACGACCCCAGTAGTCGACGGCACGTACTTTGATAAACCGTTTAGCGGTTTCGTTCTTATTAGGATTTTGAACGGTAAGGACTACGTTCTTACCTTTGATCCATGCGTCAAGCTGGTTGTTAACACGAGCCAGCTGTTGGTTTGCAATGTAGTCACGCCGAAGCGCATTAGTAACCTTCTTATTCACATTGCGGCGTTCACCCTTTGAGGTGTAATGCTTGCCGCTACTCTTCTTACCTTTTGCCATAATGCAAGTTCCTTCCGTTATTTTTAGATTCTAACATAGTTTGCTACCAATGTAAACAACTTTTTTCACCGGAATTGTTATCCAACAAGAAGATTTAATCCACCATACTGGTAGACGATCCGGATTAACAGGATTCAAGGGTTCGAACAATGATGGATATAGAGGACTATCTTTCCAGTAATCTTTCAAAAGGGTTACGCCATTTAGGTTAACCTTTCTATCAAGTATATCCATATAAGAGATGTTGCGAACATCATTTTTTAGAAACTCTATGAGATCCTTTATTTCCATGTCTTTACCATAGTTTTTACATACGACTGAATCTTATCGATATTACTAGGCAATGGATTCCAATTAGGCCACATAGCAGAAGTCTCAATATATTTCACAAACTCTTTATCTCTATAAAGATTGTTTCTGAGTTTATGTGTATCCAACATGTTGTTACTCATAACTACGATGTTAATGGTAAAGTTTCCAATTGTAAGTCCAGGCACTTCATGACCAATCCATCTCTGATCTTCGGAACCTACTGGATTCGTGGTGTATGGACACATAATAAACTCTGAATTCTTTAACGCTAAACCTTGTCCCATCCATCCCCAGTCAATATTGCCAGCTCTTAGAGACTGAAGAACAGTCTTTGAACCAGAGTATGGAATAAGCTTTACGGTTCCACCCCATTGAGCTTCATGCTTTGGAACAGCATACATTGATGCCATGCCAAGAGTTGCACCTTGCTTGAATGGTACTTCTTTATTTGGCAAATGACAAATAGACATATATGTCTTTGAGACCATTACAGGTTTAACAGATCCAAAGTCAGAGAGTTGGCATCCTTCAAGTCCTTTGTTTGCTGCAGCAAAGGCAACAGAAGAATTCCAAACCATAAGAGCATTTGGTGTTTCCTTAAATTTACGAGCCGCATCAGTACAATCAGAAGATTGATACCAACCCGCGTTTAAGCTTCTTTTAACTGCATTTGCAAACACGCCAGCAGGAGAAGCTTTTGACGATTGGTTAATCACCACATAGTCTTTAAATGTTTCTGGATCTCTTGGTTGATTAGATGCATAGACTAATGCACCAACAAGGATCAATACGATTCCAACCACGCATAGTCCAACTTTCATATGTTTATCGATCATAAGTATATCCTTATTGCTTGGCTTGTCAGCCAGATGATTTTATCTGCTAAGATTATTGAGAATAGAAAAGGAATTGGAGATACGTTCAATCTTTGAAGAATGAAACCAACAAGAGTAAAGAACGATAACAGAATACCATATCTCAGATACGTAATTTCTGTATAGTACAGATCCATTCCTATAAGAGTCAATAGAAGGATTAGAACGATCCATTTCATTTGACCATGCAATAGTCTTACAGCTTGCGCATACACATCGATAAGACGTGTACTCATTACGAAATAAAACGAAACAACTCCAAGCATTATCACCGCAAGAGTATCGATATGCGTTACTATTTCGTCAATGATATTTATACTATAGAGATCCATGATATTTGACATGATCAGAGTATTTTGATTGATTGGTAGACCAAGCAAAAAGAATGGTATGATACATGTAATGACAGCAGCATTGTTTGCTGTTTCTGCTGACGTAACTTTGTTATAGACATTCCTTTCAAATCGATACGCATACATAGTAGCAATCGAAGCGGATGGTCCAGGTATAAGCCCAGCAAGACAACCGATCAGTGTTCCCCTCAGATACACGAATGGAGAGATTATACCCTTCACTGGTTTTCCGTGCACGTCGCGTGATATGACGTTTGAGTACTCTGAGAAGATCGATGGAATAAGCACCGTTCCAAGGACAACCATGTACAGTGTATACCCATTCATAAGTGTGGTTATGTCATACCAATAATCAGGTAATGAATAGTTCTGTCTTGGACCGAGTAATAGACCAAAGATCATGCATAAGAGAATAACCCATCGTCGTTCATTATTCATAAACAGAAATGAAAAGAAAGCAAGGCCAAAAACTGTAAGTTGAACTTCAAGGGAAAGCAAGAAAGGAAAGATCGAAACAGATCCAAATCGAATCGCAGCCCATAAGAGAACGAGAGCTGCAATAGAAGCAATTGCACTGCCAAGTGCAGTGTCATAGAGTAGAGTTCGTTTCTGATTCAGAGTCAGAGCACTGATATCTTTTAAGTAGATTGCTGATGATTCTTCACCAGGTATACCAGTTGTGATAGTGGCAATAGATCCATAGTACTGAGTACCACAATATGACGTCATCCAGAAGATGAGAATTGCAAGTAGAGAATACTGCTCATTTACAAAATAGTAAAGAAGCATAGGTCCCGTAAACACAGGAAGGGCCGGTAGCAAACCGGCTCCAATTCCTACAATTACACCAAGTACAATGGCAAAGATTAGTTCCATTACTTAGTCATCATCATTGGCTAAAGAGAGCATTGGTCGAAGTTCATTTTTCTCCATCAAATAATACCACTTCATATATTTTCCAAATTTTTCCGGCTTCATCAGCTTCCTCAAATGTATCATATGTTATAGGCTCCAAATGGAAGTTGGAATCACCTTGTACAACATAGAGCCAGTTATCCGTATCTTTCCCATCACAGAGGAAAGGAACCTTAATTGCCCATTTACCATCCGGGTGCGTCATAGTCTCTGTCCTTCTTATACGATGCAAATCCATCTAGACCATATGCAGGACAGACCATGATCTTCTCTGGCAAACCCATACTATCCTTTTCGCCTGCTTCACCACAAATGAAGAAATGACCTGACTTCTCTGGAAATGCCTTACACAGAATCTGAGTAGTTCGAATATCCTTTTCCCTTGCCTTTGCAAGATCAAGACATGCGTCACGCAACCACGCTTCCATAATCGGATCAATGTTTTTTTGATTGAGACATTGACGGATTAGGTATTCTGCGTTGTTGATGAAATCCTGTGTGTTCATTCTCCACCTTCTTTCTCGTGTTCGGATAGGGCTTCGCGGATGTTGTCCATCTGAAAATAGGTGATCGTTGTAGAAAACTCCATGTTGTCCTTGTCGGCAGACTTCCACTTGATAGAGGACAACGCCTCCCGCAGCTTGGCGTTCTTTGCCTCTGCTGCTTCGGCGCGGGCTTTCTGCAACGACCTGGATGACCTCATCTCTGCGTACTTTTGGAACAATTGGGCTACATCCTGCCGCGCCCTAGCCACCTGCGCTTTCAACTCAGCCACCTTAGCCTCTGTTACCTCAGCGTCGTTAGAGATTCGAGCATAGTCAAAAGTCCAAGCATAGTCAAAGACCCGAGCTTTGCCAAAGACTCGAGCATCGCCATAGACCTGAGCATCGTCAAAGACCTGAGCTTTTTCAAAGACCCGAGCATTGCCATAGACCCAAGCATTGTCATAGACCAGAGCATTGTCATAGACCCTAGCATTGCCAGAGACCTTAGCATCGCCAGAGACATGAGCACATCCATAGACCCGAGCAGTGTCTAAGACCTGAGCATCGCCAGAGACCCGAGCATATTCATAGACCCGAGCATCGCCAGAGACCCGAGCATATCCATGGATTCGAGCATTGTCAAAGACCTTAGCGTCAGGACCAACATAAGCTGTATCTGCTACCCTAGCAGTATCAGCAACCCAACCACCACCATAAGCATGCTTATGAGCAGGGACTGGACCGTTACCAAAATCGAAAGTAGTCATTTATTCAACCTCAACCATTTCGCCATTGCGAACAACGTAGTGTTTAACTTCATTCGCCGCACATCTGATATAAGCACGACCA